CTCTTGGTTATTCTGCTTCAGATGAATGGAGTCCTTTTAGGTATAAAAGTGTCTTCTTCTAAAGATAAAGAAATAACCAAAGAACAAGCAACAAAAGCAGGGTATAGAAGTATTTTTGAATTTTGTATCGCTAGATTTTTAAAAAGTATAAAAAGAAAATTTAGATATGAAAAGATAAAAGTTTCTTGGTATCATATACAAAAAAGATTCTATATTCCTGACTTTGTGCTTGACAATGGTATTATTATTGAGGTAAAAGGATGGTTTAAACAATCTGATAGAATGAAACATTTAGCAATAAAAGAACAACATCCTAAGTTAGATATTCGTTTTATTTTTCAAAATGAAAATAACTTTCTTTATAAAGGTTCAAAAACTACGTATGCTAAATGGTGTGATAAACACAAGTTTAAGTATGCCAATAGAGTAATACCTAAAAATTGGTTAAAAGAAAAGGGTAAAGATAAATACCCACACATAGTTGAAACAAATAGAAAAGGAGTTTTAAAATGACACCATTACCATTAGGAACATTTAGTATAGATTTAATACCTGAACTAGACGAACAGGATGTATGGACAGGTATGTTAAAAATAAATATAGTAGCTGAAAAAAGACATCTATCTGCATTAGATGCATCTAGTTATGATAGTTTAATGCACTTAACACAATTAGTTTCTTGCACAGTTGCTTACATGGAACGTGACCCTAGATTAGTTCACAAACTAGAAGCATTTATGAATGAAGAAGATTTACAATTAACTAATGATTATGATGAAGAAGATAAACCAAAGATAGAATATTCTAATGATAGTAATGTTGTTAAATTATCTTTTAGGACAAAAACAAAAGGAAGTGCGTGATGACCGTAGATGTAGTAAATAACCCACCACATTATAACAAAAGTAGAATAGAATGTATTGATGCAATAGAGTCTGCTACAGATGAAGGTTTTGAACATTATTTACAAGGAAACATTATCAAATACATTTGGAGATATAGATACAAAGGTGGTGTTGAAGATTTAAAAAAAGCAAAATGGTATCTTAAAAAATTAATAGTGTTAAAGGAACATGATTAGAGTAAAATTATATATCACTTTAGAAATAGATGAAGAGGAATATGCTATTCCTGCTGATGAGAATGTTGGTAGTGAGATAGAAGATTCAATTAAAGACCATTTATATGATATAAGTGGAGTAATAGTAAAAAATATAAGAGCAATACAAGGAGATTAATTATGAATAATGCATTACCGACAGACTATCAAAACTTTATAGCACTATCTAGATATGCTAGATGGAAAGATGATGAAGAAAGAAGAGAATCTTGGGGAGAAACTGTAACAAGATATATAGATTACATGAGTAATCATTTAGAGAATAATTATGACTATACTATTCCTATAGAATTAAAAAGTAGATTATATGATGCAATACATTCACAACAAATTATGCCAAGTATGCGAGCATTGATGACATCAGGACCTGCTTTAGATAGATGCCATGTTGCAGGATATAACTGTTCCTATATACCCGTAGATAGCCCTAGAGCTTTTGATGAGTGTATGTATATATTAATGTGTGGTACAGGTGTAGGGTTTTCTGTAGAAAGAGAAAATGTAGACAAGCTACCTATCATTAATGAGGACTTCCATGAATCTGATACAGTAATTAAGGTAGGAGATAGCAGACCCGGTTGGGCTAAATCTTTACGAGAGTTAATTGCTATGTTATATGCAGGACAGATACCTCAGTTTAATATTGAAGATGTAAGACCTGCAGGTGCGAGATTAAAAACATTTGGTGGTAGAGCATCAGGTCCTCAGCCTTTGGTAGACTTGTACCATTTTTGTGTAAGCATATTTAAAAACGCTGCAGGTAGAAGATTATACCCAGTAGAGTGCCATGATATTATGTGTAAGATTGGTGAGGTTGTTGTTGTAGGTGGTGTTAGAAGGTCAGCATTGATTAGTTTATCTAATCTTGGTGATGACCAAATGCGACACGC